GTTTATGCGTAACAAATTTCCGCACAATCTAGTTCGATATAGCTGGCTAAATGACCTTGATTATAGTCCAGCTGTGAAACTAAGACTGTCCCGTTTGATGGATCGCGTCTATTATGGCTCAGATCTTACCATATCTCACCCATTGGTTAACCGACTTGGGATAGATGCAATAGTTTCAGGTTGGGATAAAATATTTGATGCTAATAAAGACAAATTTTTAGAGGATTTTATTGATTTGGAAAAAGCTAACCGTTCCAAAGTAGGTCCAAGGAGTATTTCCGTACCTTGGTCGGAAAGGAAGCATAGTTTAGAAGCTTACTTTTCAGCTGATAAGGAAACAGCTTCAAGTCCTTCAGATCTTCAAGGGGTTGGAAAACTACAGCCCCGGCTTAGACCGATAACAGCTAGTGCTGCTGTAAGGTTCCTTAAGAGTTCAACATCTTCAGGTTTGCCATTCTTAGTGAAGAAAGGCGAGATTAAAGACAAATTAGTTAACGAATATGACTACCTCCTAAAGCGTCGAGATTGTTGTGTTCTGTTAACGAGAACGCAGGAAGGTGGAAAGACACGTGATGTCTGGGGTTATCCTGCCGCAGATACCCTTAGAGAGATGTGTTTCTTCCAGCCGTTTCTTTCGTTTGAAAAGGGACTGCCATGGAGATCTGCTCTTGTATCACCAGATACAGTTGATTTACAAATCGATAAATTAATCAATGATGCTATTAAGGACGATAGATCACTCGTTTGTATTGATTTTCCACAATATGACGCTTCATTGAAACCCAAATTACAATCCGCTGCATTTTCATGGATAAAGAGTTCTTTTCAACGTCAACATCACCAAGAGATTGACGAACTATCCCATAGATTTGCCACCATTGGAATAGTTACACCAGATGGTGTGAAGAACGGTGAACATGGCGTGCCTAGCGGTTCTACCTTTACGAATACGGTAGATAGCGCAATACAACACTTAATATCTAAGGATCTTGGAATCTTGGATAATGAGAAGCAGATTCAGGGTGATGACGGGGTTTACTTAGTCGACTCTAAAGAAGCATTGTATAATCATTTTTCTAAATATGGATTAGATGTCAATCCAGAAAAATGTTATGTGTCTAAACGTAATGCCATATATCTTCAAAATTTTTATTCTAAAGATATGCTTACTAATGGCATTTGTCGTGGAGTTTATCCTTCCTACCGAGCTTTAGGAAGAATATTCTTTCAGGAAAGATTCACAGATTTAGGAGAACTTGAGTTAAAAGGTTCGGACTTTAACTCTTTAAGGGTAATCTCTATTTTAGAGAATTGTAAATACCATCCTTTATTTATTCAGCTTGTGAATTATATAGCTAAACTAGATAAATACAGTCTTGGCTATTCTCAATCAGGGCTTGTTAAATATGTTGGTCATCTTATTTCAGCCAGCGGAATTGAGGGGATATTTAATTATAGAAGGGGTGATGATATTAGAGGCATCAATTCATTCCAAAC